ATCTTAATGGGTATTTAACTAAGACTGATGCAGCTAGTACTTATCAACCAAAAGGCAATTATCTTACTTCAGTACCTGAAGAATATGTAACTGAAACTGAATTAAATGCAAAAGGTTATGCTACTACTACTCAAGTCAATACAAAATTAGATTCTTCTGCATATACGGCTACAGATGTGTTATCTAAAGTAAAGACAGTAGATGGGGTTGGTAGTGGTTTAGATGCTGATTTACTTGATGGTAAACAAGGCAATGAGTATGCTTTAAAAACAGAAGTAATTACAGAGGCACCTTCAGATGGTAAAACATATGGTAGGAAAAATAAGCAATGGTCAGAGATTATAGCTAGCAATCAGTATCTTGACTTAACAACTTTATTTCCAAGTGAAAGTGGTACATTATCAGATGAAAACTATCAAAAGATAGTTGATGCAGTAAATAAAGGAATAACAACAGCAAGAATTGAAACGGATCCTGATGGATTTAGCCCGATAACAATTAGTAATTCTACTGAAACATATAGTATTATAACAAATATTTTAACAGTAGACTCCGGTGATCACTCTATAGGGTTAACGGTAACAACCGTAATTATTAACAAGAGTAACAAGACTTATACTTCGGTATCTAATCAACAAAGTTTACAAAATACTGGCTCCGGTACAAAATACCTCTCCGACAACGGTGAATACCTCACTCCCCCTATCGCTGCTCCCACCACTGCGGGATATATGTCGGCGGAGGACAAGAAGAAGGTGGATGATATAGTAAATTTCGGCACAGGGAGTAATGCTGTCACAACTCTTGCGAATATACCAACAAACAAGAGGTTAATTAGGGCTATCCTATCCTCCGCTTCAAACCTGTCGATAAATGAGTCTGCAAGGGCACTGAATGTAGGCGAAGAGATATATCTTGATTGTAATCCTACCGCTTCATTTACGCAGCCTATCCCCACTACTGGCGGTTTTAGATCAATGTCCGGTAGTTCTATTACCACTACTTCCGGCGTGCCTTTCGAGATGTCCATCTTGAAGATCGCTACGAGTGGTGTCATGTATTCAATAACCGTTAAAGAGCAGGATTGATATGTTGAGAAGAAGGACTATGGGGAATAAGAAGTTGGTATTGTTCCAAAAAAGGTTTTACCCGGCAGGGAATTACACCTGGACGGTTCCACCGGGATGCACGGAGGTGGATGTGTTTCTTGTAGGTGCTGGGGGTGGATGTTCACATAATTCATCTAAGGGAGTCCCCGCAGGTGGTGGAGGCGGATACACAAAAACTTATAAAAGGGCAACGACAGGATATAGAGATGGAGGTGCTGTATCTGTGATCCCCGGACAAGTTATAAATATCGTAGTAGGAGCAGGAGTGAGTGGCAATAATGGTGGTTATTCACAATTTCTTAATTCTAATTATCGCGCCAATGGAGGTCATCTGTCTCAATGGAATGGAGACGGGAACGGTGGTTCGGGAGGCGTAGGGACAAATAGATCTACTCATTCGGTCGGAGGATCAGATGGTACAGGCAGTGGTGGAACATCCGGTCAAAGACATACAACACGTGATTTTGGAGAATCTAATGGTAAAAGGAATGCAGCAGGTGGTGCAAGTTCTTATAACAGATCAGGTGGTGAAACGTCTCGACCTGGAGCTTCTGATTATACAGAAGGAAGTGGCGAAGGCAGTAATGAAAGTAGCGCTTTTTTTTCTGGCTGGAGTGCCGGACTTGGTGGTGGCGGCTACGGTGGCGGAGCTGGAGGAAATGCATCAAAAAAATCGACGAAAGGCGGCGACGGCACCGTCCTAATCCGCTACTACGCATATGAAGAATAAACAAACAAAATATAAATGATATGAGCAACTATCTATACATACAAAAAGACACAGCAAACATCTACGTCGCAATGCCGGAACAGCTCGGTTCCAATAACTACGAGACCGGCACAACCTGGGAAGATTACATCGCTGGAAAGTATGTTTTGCTGACAGAAGAACAGATTGCCTTTAAAGAGGCAAACGAAGGTGCATCCGTAGAAGAAGTGTTCAATATGCAGTTGACACCTATTCCCGAACCGACACCGGAAGAAAAACTTCAAGCCGCAAAAGACTTGAAACGTCAGGAAGTCTACAACACCGACTACCGGCACTATTACATCGACGGCAACGATGCCTATACCTATGACCGTCTGTCTCTGAAAGACCAGTGTGCCCGAAAAGATACGGTTGAAGTAAACGGGAAATCGTATAAATCATCTCTGTTATTGGAAGCTCTCAATGAGATGGCAGACTATAATGATATCTGTATAGGTCTATCAGAAAAGTTACTCTCTGATATTGAAGCTGCCGAGACAGTGGAAGATGTAGAAGCGATTGAGGTGACAGGCTATCCCGATGTAATCCATAGAACAACAGCCGAATTACAGGAAGCCGTAAAATACACGGAAACGCACGATTCAGAGAAGCAACTATCCCGTATCACCCGTAAATCTGTGTCTGCAATGTCACTGACGGATGATGAAGCGATTGGTGCCAAATACGCACATGCGGAATGGAAAGAATTTATTAACGGGAAGTTGGATACCGGCAACCGGGTAATTAACGATGACTGGTTATGGAAAGTCCGGCAACCGATAAATCCGGTTCTCGAAATATATCCTCCTTCGGTAGATACGGCTGCCCTTTATGAGCGCATGGACGAAAATCACAAAGGCACTGAATACGATCCCAAACTCTATGCGCCAGGCATGACGCTTGAACAGGAAAAGTATTATACGGAAATAGAAGACGGCGTAAGGAAGAAATATTACTGCTTTTATGGTACGATTAATCCGGTATATGCCCATTTGAAAGAATTGATTAACATAAATGTAAGATTGGTGTGATAACTATTGATTTATCTATAGTAACAGTGGTTCAATAACCGCTATTAGGTATGTAATAGTCCTCTTACAAAGAGGAACCTTTGTTAGATACAATCGTTTACTTTATATATCAAGCTCTAAGTATCATATAATTTTCAGAACGCTAGCATTCTTTTAGATTGTCTAGCGTTTTGTTTTTTCAAAGTCTCACAAATCTTCAATCATGTTTAGATATATAAATGATATTATAATAAAAGCCTCAAGTGTATCGACAGTGAATTATTTTAAAGAACTAATAAATGATGGTCCTATTAAATTTTTTACATGCATTAGTACTGCTTTATCTAGTGCTATAAGCACTTTCTTTTTACCTATTTGGTTACCTATTGTTGCAGTAGGAATACTGATAATCATTGATATGATATTAGGCATTCGTGTTTCATTA